ACGCCGCTCAACGTAGAGATCGACATGATCCGCGCAGGGGGAAAGATTGAGCGCGGTGGCAAGAGCTACGGCGAGGGGCTCTTCCATCATTATCGGTGCATGATGACTTTGCTTAGGCCGGAGGATGATCATCATCGCTGGAGTGACAGCTGCCTCAAAAGAAAAACAGAGCACGAGGTCCTGATCTTGATGGGCAGCGGCGATTCCAATAAAACTTATTTCAGTTCCAAGTACGTGCTTTGCAATTGGTGGGTGCTCCCCTTTAACACCCTCTGGATCATCTCGAGTACTGAGTTGCGCGGCGCGGAGCTCCGGAACTGGGGAGCGATTAAAGGGCTCTTCAACCGCGCCCGCGAGCGTTACCCCTGGCTGCCGGGAGTAGTCCTCGAGTCTAAGACGTGCATAACTCCGGACGTCATCTCCGAGGGCGGGATAACGGGCCGGCTGCTCACCAAGGGCATTATCTTTGTCCCCTGCAAAAAGGGCGGCCAATGGGTGGGCATGGGCGCATACGCCGGAGTGAAACCGCCCAAAGGCGGCCGGCTGGGCCATTTCGGCGATGAATGTTTTGTCGGGGGCACACTTATCGACACACCAAACGGACTACGACCGATCGAGAATATAAAAGCAGGAGATTTTGTAATATCTGCGCTGGGGGTGTCCAAGGTGTCAGCCACCATGCACCGCATTGCTAAAGAGATTGTAATAATTAAGTGCTCCAACGGGGCACAGATTCAGTGCACCCCCAATCATCCATTATTAACGCCCGCCGGATGGAAAAAGGCTTGTGAGCTTAACGTGAAGAGCTTCATACTCAACGCTAATGAAGCAATGCGAATTTTGCAGGGAAAAAACAAAGGGCACCCGTTTTTGCAATCGGTCTTGTCAAGCGAAGTGGCTGCATTCAGATCCGGAGTGGTCCGAGAGGCGAGCCAAGAGCCTACGAATTGGGCGATTGAAATTCCTGCGGGAGCATCCCGAATGGAGGGAGATCGTAAGCGCCAAGCAGAAAGGCAGGAAACATTCCTTGGCTCGGAGAAAGAGACAATCGATGCGCTCGAAGGAATTGGGATTGCGCCCCCCGATTCGCGGAGGGAACGGAAACGGACCAACGAAAGCGGAGAGGCAGCTTTTGCAAATAGTTCCGAGTGGGATATGGGGGTATGGGATCAAAACCGGAAAATGGAACGGGAGTGGATTCCCCCCGATTTACAAAGTGGATCTGGCTATTCCGAGCATCAAACTGGCAATCGAGGCCGATGGGAAATCTCACAACCTCGTAGATCGAAAATCCAAGGATGCGAAGAAAGACAAATTCTTAAAGGGGCTTGGGTGGACAGTATTGAGATTCACCAATGCCCAAATCTTGAATTTCCAAACCCGGACTCAGGTAATTGCGGATATCGAGTTTATAATCTCCAAGTTGACGGACATCCGAGCTACAGCGTAAGCGGGCTATTGGTGCATAATTGCTCCTTCATGCACCCAACCTTTCTCAATGCTTACGCCAACTGGTACGGAAAAGCGTTCGAGGCAATCCTCGACGGCAACCCCACGGACCTTGACGATCCGCTGTGCACTGCCGCCAAACCGATCGGCGGCTGGGATGCGTGGAAGGATACAGGCAAAACTCAGGAGTGGCTGAGCACCTTTTACAATGCCTGGGTGATCGCCCTGGACGGGCGCGACTCGCCGAACATGGACCGGCCGAAAACCCTTCCGCCTCGTTACCCTTACCTCATTCACTGGAAAAAGCATGAGGCAGTTCTCAAGCTTCATGGGCCAGATCATCCGCTCTACTGGCAGCAATGCGTAGGCAAGCCGCTCCCCGGCACGGAAAAATTCCGAGTGATCCCGCATTCACTTCCCGAACAGAGCGGCGCGCACGATCCTGTTGTTTGGGAGGGATCGGACTTAACCGATATCGTCTCTCTGGACGCAGCTTACGGCGGCGAAGGCGGCGATCGCTGTATTCTCACTCACATTCGTTTCGGAGCGGATATAGAGGGGCGTGACGTGATCGAGGTGAAAGCTCAGGTGCCCGTCCCGGTCGCTGTACAAGCTGGAGGTGAGCGCGTGGAAAAGCAGATCGCCAAATTCTGCAAAACCTATTGCGAAGGATACAACATCCCCCCCGCTAACTTCTATTTTGACGGCCGATCGACCTTGGCTGTTACTTTCGCCCAAGTGTGGTCAGCGGAGGTTAATGTCGTCGATTTCGGCGGGCCGGCGACTAAGCGGCCAGTGTCGCAGGATGAGTTTTTGATTGATGCCGAAACCGGCGAGAAGCGGCTCAAGCGCTGCGATGAGCATTACTCCAAATTTGTTACGGAGCTCTGGTTTACGATTTATTACCTGATGATCGGCAAACAGCTTCGCAACCTCCCTAAAGAGTGCGCGACGGAGTTGCGGCGGAGGATCTGGCGCTTTGTGACCAAGAGCCGGATCGAGGTTGAGACTAAAAAGGAAATGAAGGAGCGCCTTACCGAGAGCCCGGATCTTGCAGACTCCCTGGTGACGGCCGTTGAAGGAGCGAGACGCCAGGGGTTCCTCATCGCGATTCTGAAAGATATCGCTGTGCCAGAGGAGGACGATGAGGATTGGCTCGATCGCGAGCTTGCCAAACACCGGAAATTTATGCAAAAGAACGAACTCAAGTCGCGCACATGAAACCGCTCCCGCTCCCCAACTCAGTCCTCCCGGCAAAGCTTTACGTGATTTTGAACGGCGTCGGCAAAGTGATCGATGAGGTTACGGCGGGCAATTCCTCTCAGGCGATGAGGGTAGCGGAGGAGCGTGCCAAACAGCCCAAGCAATGCAGGGTCGCAATTCTCAAAACCCATCGTCACGTATGAACGAATCTTTTTCACGCACAGTTTTCCCCTCTGGCGGCTGGCAATACTTTCAGCCTCAAACGATGTGGAGTGCTCCCAATCCGATCGCCAACACTTTCAGCCAGCAAGTTGTTAATATCATCAAGCATCGGGTGAAGAATCCCGCGATCGTCGCTCAGCACGGTCTGTCTCTGGATCCCATTACGGTCGGCGATGAGCTCGAGGCTTTCAATCGCCAGCGCCTGGGATTGCAACCTACGATTTCAGCGCCTTCAGCCGGTCAAGCTGTCGTCCCTCTCGCAACCTCCTGCTGCGGTCATTAAGAATTTATGAGCAACTTTTCTCGAACCGCCTTCCCCAACGGAGGTTGGCAATACTACCACAGCCAAAGCAAATGGAGTGCGCCCAATCCCAAAGGCAACACGTTCGATCAGCAAGTAAACGAGATCATTAAGCATCGCCGTCTAAACCCCGCGATGTTGATCCAGCACAAGCTCTCAATCGATCCGGTTATCGTGGGCAACGAGCTCGAGGCGTATAACCGTGCGCGCCTGGGTATCCCGGCAATCCTGCCAGCGGCGCGCCATGATGTTCCTCCTCCGGAAAGCTCGCCGCTCCTTTCGGTACCGGTAAGGGACGCGATCTCCGCCGTGAAGAAGATTGCGGCCGGAGCTGCGCTCCTCATGGAATGGGAAGAGAGCGGATTGCCTCCGGAGCCTGCGGCCGTCTCTGAAGCCAGGGCAGTAATCTGCGCTACCTGCCCAAAAAATGAGAAAGGCAAAAGCCTCACTGAGATTTTCACCGTGCCGGCATCAAACCGGATTTTGGACAAACTCAAACGCTTGCATGATCTGAATCTGAAAACCTCGAAGGACGCAGATCTCGCTGTCTGCCAAGCGTGCCTCTGCCCCCTCAAACTCAAAGTTCATACGCCAATGAGCTTGATCCAAAAACGGACCAAGCCGGAGCAACGCGCTGAGCTCCATCCCCAATGCTGGATCCTGGCCGCTCCGTGATCCATGTTGTTTATATCGCGGTTTCGGGCGGGCCCTTGACCCATGAATACTGCGCTCGCTTCGTTGGTAGTTACCTTGCCAATCCTCCCGGCGCGACTAACCGCGTAATTGTCGTCTGCAACGGCGGCGCGCTCCCGATCGAGACTCAGATGCTCTTTCTCCCGCTCAACGCCACCTTTCTATTGAGGGCTAACGATCCCTCCTGGGATATCGGCGGGTATATGGACGCGGCGAGCCAGTTTCAGGGGAAGTTTCTCTTTTGCTGCGGAGAGACGGTTTATTTTCATCGCGAGGGATGGCTTGCCAGGATGGCTGATGCTTGGGAGAAATACGGAAACGGCATGTATGGCTCTTTCTCGAGCAACCTTGTCCGAACGCACTTAAACACCACGGCTTTCGCCTGCGATGCAGCTTCACTCCTGAGCTACCCACGTCCAATGAACCGCGGCCAGCGCTACAATTTCGAGCACGGCTCAGACTCGCTTTGGCGGCGGCTACACCAGCACGGCAAGCCGGTCAAGCTGGTGACGTGGAACGGGTGCTGGGATCCGGTCCATTGGCGTCTCCCGATGGATATCCTTTGGCGCGGGGATCAGACTAACTGCCTGAGCTTCTGTTCGCATACCGATCGCTATCGAGCGTCCGCGCCAAAAATTAAACGCCAGTGGGCAGCCTGGGCCGATGGTCCTTACCGCTTATGAGAATCGCAGTTGTTTACATATTCCCTGTTTTCGAAGGCGCGTTTTTTGATAACGCGTGCCGATTCATCGCCACGTACAACGAGAATCCGCCAGGGATGGAGCATCAGCTTATTTTTGTCTCCAATGGCGGCAAGCCAACGCTCGAAATGCGTGCCTTGGCGGAGTCCTGCAACCATCCGGTAGAATGGTTTGAGCACGACAACTCAGGCTATGACATGGGAGGCTTTCAAGCGGCCGCTCGCTCTATCCCTTGCGAGATGATGCTCTTCCTTGGGAGCAGCGCGTATCTACGCCGTCCGCAATGGCTCTCGCGGATGGCTGAGGCTTTCGTGAAGCACGGCAATGCCGCGATCTACGGCAGTACCGCCAACTGCGGCGATGCCCGGGTAAATGTGTTCCCGCATATCCGGACCACAGGCTTTTGGATGGCGCCGATGATCATGAACATGTATCCGTTCAAAGTATCGCGGCCTGAGCATCGATATCCGGCTGAGCACGGTGCCAACTGCCTTACAGAGTGGGCGAAGGCCCAAGGGTACCCCGCATTCATGGTCACCTGGGATGCTGAGGCGGAATGGCCAAATTGGGACTCGGTACCGGAATCGTTTCACCAAGGCCACCAAAACGGATTATTAGTTGGGGATCGTTTAACTTCTCCCCCTTACTACCCTTATCCATGAAAATTGCAATTTTTTACCATACCCTTTTCTACCTGGGCAGCCCTCCGGACCTGAGGCCGATGGCTGTCGATATCGTGAGCGAGCAGATTACGCAGATGGAAAAAGCGGGACTCATTTGTGCGGCCGGCGAAATGATCGTAGGCGTCAACGGCGGCGAGGAGAGCGAGGACATTGCTCGAGTGCTCTTGCCACCCAAAGCCAAGTTGGTTTTTCACGGCCTGCAATCGCGTGCGGAGAATCCAACGATCGTTCTGCTCGAGAATTGGGCTAAGACTCATCCCGGCTGGGCGATCCTTTACCTGCACAGTAAA